ATCCCATCCTCGATTGTAACATTTGTTGTTGATCATACATAGCTTGAGCCCCTTCTCCACCTTGAGACTCTTCTGAAACTTGTCCACCATTTTCTAAATGGTTCATCATATTTTCCATAACTTCTGCACCTTTGTCTATATCTCCACCACCTGCATTTCTAACAGCATCTGCAGTAAATACAAATTCATTTACACTTAATCTAGCCGGTACGTCATCTGCTTTTTCTTTAGCACCAATAGGTACAAAACCACCCTCAGCTCTATAATCTTTTTCCATACCACCAAGGTTCATAAGTCCACCTTCTTCTGCACCTACTCTTACACCACCGCTAGGGTAACCAAATTTATTTGTACCTGCAGGAGTTCCGTAACCTGGAACACTTGTTAAACCACCGCCAGCCATCATTGCAGTCGGTGCAGCTTCGACAGTTTCTGTTTCAGACATCATAGTTTCATCAGGAGCTGCTCTTTCCTGTTGCATTTGTTGTAATACTAATTTTTTAAATTCTGGGTAAGGTAACTGTCCGCCACCTTCTACATATTTTTGATACTCTACTTGTAACATTTGTTCTGCTTCATCAGGTAATCGTACTTCTTCAGTCATAGATTCTTCTACCATCTCACCATTAGCATAACCTCTTCTTGACATCATAGTACCCATATTAAATGGTCTGTTTAAATTTATGTCTTCTTCGTCTTCAACTATCGTACCACCCGCATAACCTATTCTTCCACCGTTAGCTGCAAGTTGTGGAGTGTAATAACCAGACTGAGCACTTGCTTCAGGTGGTAAAAAATTCATATAAGGATCTTGGTTTCTTGACATTTGATATGCCATGTAAGGAGTAATGTAATCTTCATCTACTTCCTCTACCACTTCTTCAGGTCCTTTGCCAAATGCTTTTGCTAAAAACGGAGAAGCAATTGCTGTTGCACCTAGACCAGCATATATTTTTTGACCTGTAGACATTTTACTAAGCATATTTGGAAAGAAACCTTTTGTCATTCCTTCCATTTTCATTTGACCTGTTGTAGGATTTGCAAATAAAGATGGTAAAGATTTAGCCATAGTTGCTCCAATACCTTGACTTCCTAACATACCTGTTGCAGCCCCACCAAAACTTGCTCTTCCAAATAAACCACCTAGACTTGTACCAGGTATACCAAAACCCACTGCAGCCATCAAAGCAGCTTTACCTAATGGACTCTTCGCAACTTTTTTAACTTTACGGAAAGCTTTCTTTACAAAGCTCCCTAATCCGTACATCTGTCTCGGTTGTTGCATATTTGAAATTGCCATAAATTTATCCTTAGTCTATTCGTTTTACTTTGTTTTACTGAACAAATCAAGAGGCGGCATGATAACTTTCACGTCCTGTGCCATCTCTTCCTGCTTAAAACCCTTGGCTTCCCAGTCTTTTCTCTCTTTAAAAAGTTCACCGGTCTCAATGTGTCTATACGTTGTTTCTACTTTTGCTTGTTTTATTTCCATTAGTCTACCTTTTCTTTTTTGATGTTTAAGTAACTTATAGCTATGTCAAATGAATCTGTGGTACTTGATTGTACTGTAAAAGGTGTACCACCTTCCACTATTAGCGGTTGTGTTAATAATTCTGTTGTAACATTAGCTGTTAATGCTGCAGATTTAATAGCTGTAATACTATTGTTTGTTACAGTTACACTTGGTGTACCAGCTGATGTAACAAGCAGAGATTTAATAATTATAGTCTCATTGACCGAAGGATTACCTACTCCCAAAGGAACTAAAGCATTTCCTGTTGTGTCGTTATCTATACCTTTAAATTTGTATTGGTTTACTACTGCCATTATTCTAAAAAGAAACTCTTAGCTTCTATCTCCTGTTTTACTTCTTCTTGAAAAGAAGAATTTAATTTTGTGATAATACCATCAAGGTCCCTGACCAATGATTGCATATTTTTTTGTTCATATTCTTTAGCTGCTCTAGTTAATGATTGTACAATTTTTGCCATTATAAAATACTTGCTAGGCCTCCGTCTTTAAAATTTACCCTACCACCAAAGAAATAATCTGTTCTTCCTTTACCAGTTTTATTGCTTACAGGACCTCCGGTTGTTGCATTAGTACCAAAACTATCACCCGGGCTTGAATAAGATTTCTGACCGTCACTACCTATTCCAAACGTACCATCACCACCACCGCCACCACTATTATTAGTTTTAGTATCTGTTTTAATACCTACAATTTGATCTGTTATATCGGTAGTATCAGCAAAATTTTTTCTAGCTTTTTCTATATTTATTAAATTTGTAATTAAATTAGTTTGTTTATTTGTTCCTTTTAAATTGTACTTGCTATCTTTAAAATCTTCTTCAGTTAACTCTCCACTCATTAAACCATCTACTTGTTCTTGAGTTAAACCATATTTTTCTTGCAATGTTTTTCCGATATTTTCTTGTCTACCAGTAAAAGTTTCATCAGTCATTTTAACAGGATTATATCCAGCCATAATTCCTTCTGGTGTATTATAACTACCACCTTGTCCTACTACAATTTGACCAATGTCATTTACCATAACACCTTGAGTACCTAATTGATTTTCCATTATTGCTCTTCTGTTTGCAGGTAACATACCCGATGCAAAATCTGCAACTCTTGTTAGTGTGCCTATACCAGGAATGAAACCAATTCCCTTTGAAATAAGTTCTGATATTTTTGATGGAGGTGGTTTATCTAATCCATAATATTCAGGATACATTTCCATGTTTTTCATTGCTCCAGTGTTAGTGCTATAAAGAGGATCAATATTTCCTGGAAAAGATTTTCCAACATAAGATAATTCATTTTCACGTCTTGCATCTTGCAAAGCGTACGAGTTAGGATTCATGTTTGTTATTGTATTGGGGTCTGCATTATAAACACTAAAACCATCTCCACCACTATTTGTAAAAGCATTTGTATTTGTTACCCCACCTGGTACAGGTTCAGTCTGTGCTGTAGGTAATTCATAAGGATTCTGTAAATATTTTTGTTGAGGCATGTATAATATACCCGCATTTCTTATCTCTGCATCTGTTGCCATTATCTCATTCCTCCTGGTGCAATGTCTAATCTAAATGTACCTAACTTCCAATCTTGATTAGACCCCGTGTTAGAAACTTTTAATGCAATAGATCTTGCTCTAAGTCTTGTACTTTTAAAAGTTGTTGATGAAGTAGTGTCAAAATCAGTAGTGACCGGTGTGCTGTTCGGATAATTTCTAGTTGTAAAAGTAATTTTAGTGTTGCCTGTTTGATTTATAAAATCAGGTATAAATCTACTGATCCTCATAATGTATTCACCGTCTCCTCTAAGGTCCGGTGTCCCCACAGTTTGACCTGTATTACTTCTTCTCTGAGTGATATCAAAATCACCTGATAAAATATTTGCTTGGATAGCTGTAACAACACCACCAGCATTGACTTGATCGGTCCCTGTTTCCTGTTGATAGTATATCGTACAACCATCTGTATTGCCGATAACATCGTAAGAGGAATTACTATTAGGATCATAAAGAGTTGCATGCGGTCTATCAAAAACAGCGGAGTCTTGCCACGAAGCTCTAGCTAAAGTGCCTGTTGTCCATATCGGTTGTTTTGCTGATGAATCTAAATAGTTATAAGTCACTACTCTATCAACAGCGTCTGAACCATTACTACAATAGAACCAACTAATTTCTCCAAATAAATTATTTAGACCTGAATTAATAAGATCTCTTGATGTAGCGTTTATATCATCGTAGACAAAGTCTTCAACAAGACAAGGCATTGTTTTTAACTGGCCGTCATAAGTAAAAAAACCATTCTCGGACATCCAATAAGCAGAACCGTCCACTTCCCTACATGCATTTTTTCCGAATAAACCACAGTTAGTCCCTACTTGTTGAAATGAGAAAGTAAAAGGTTGACCTACAAATTGCATTAAAAATAATGCTGTGTCAGTCCAAACATAAATTGCATCCCTACCTTTAATAGCCCCCATAATTTTAGAACCATCTGCAAGTCTTTGCGTGCCTGCTGTGTTTTCAGCTCGTACTGTATATGAATCTGTTTGATCAATACTTTCTTGAGAAGAGAATCTAATAAACATATCATCTTTAGTAGTAGGATCCCCTACAGTAGTTTCAGTTCCAAAAAATACTAAGTGTCTGTCGGGAGTTGAAACCAATACATGACGTGATGCTGTCGGTGCATTAGGTAATATAGTAGCTCTTGTAGAAGTAGCACTACTTGCTGCTGCATTCCATTGAAAGCATGGGCCATTATATATAAGTGCAATTAATTTTGTACCAAAATTGTCAAGAACCCATAATCCAGGATCTATAGTAAAGTCTGCAGATGAGGCATCACCCCACGCAACAAAATCACTAATATTACTTACAGTAGCACCAGCGCTATGTGTAGCCTTAGTAGTACCATTTACACCCCTGGCCCCTCCACTTAAGGTCCCTGTTCCCGTGTCATTATTTGTATAACTAATATCCTCTGTACCTATTCTAATTTCTCCAGAGGCAGGAAAAGCAATTGAAGAACCTACAACAATTGTTGTAGTAGTTGTATCTGTTAAAGCAGTTGATAAGGTAGTGGTTGCAATACCAGAAGCTGTTCCCCCAAAATTTGCTGTACCCCATCCATAACCACCTAATTGTTGTGAAGGACCAACATTGTAATAACAAAGAGTAGAGGCTGATCCAGAACTACTTAAAGGTGTTCCTGATTCATTGGCTGCCATCGTAATTGTAAAAGTATTAAAAGTTAAAGCTGAAGTAACTTCAAATTTTATATCTTCAAAAGAAGCGTTAGTAAAAGTAGACCCTGTCAAGCCTGTAACAGAATCAAATAAAACAATATCACCATCTATTAAACCATGTCCTGTAGAAGTATTTATAGTAACAGTTGGTTGTCCTGAAACGCTGCTAAAAGTACACCCGGTTAGAGTTGTTCTTATAGGATGAATATCATAATAGTTACCACCAGAATAAACATATAAAATTTTATTGGTACCTATTGCAGCGTACTTAATTCCTGAGTTATCATCCCAGTGGTGAATAGCTCTGCCCGCACCGGTTAATTTATCTGCACCTAATTGAGACCAACCCCCTATTTTTTCTGGGGTACCATATCTAAAACGTACGTTATCACCATCAAACCACTGCCCTTCGGCACCTGTTTCTGTAACTTGTTTATTAAATCCTGGGGCAAAGCCTAATTTTTGTAACATATAAAAACCTGTTTAGTAGGTAGTATATCAAATTGTGGCTGATTTCAACAGCTTTATAGATTCAGGACTAAGGCAATTCTATTGTCATCTATCTTATGTGTAGGGACTTCGTGATACAGCCAAGATGGCCACAATAAAAGACTTCCTACTACAGGTTTATATGAAACAGTACCAAAAGTATTTGGATTTTTAGAATCTAAAACTGGCCAATTATTATATTCCCTTACATGTATAGGATCATTAAAAATAATTTGAGCAGAGCCTTCTGGTACTTTTAAATATAAAATTCCAGATAATTGGTATTTATGTATATGTCTTTCTTGATAAGATCCTTTGTTTAATTCTGTAGTAAAAAAGTAAGGATCAAATTTTTTAGATATTTGACTATAGTCAAAACCCAAATCAGTTAGGTATGTTTTAGCTACCTGTTTTAAATAAGTTACAAAGCCTTTATATTCAGGTCGAGTGGCTAAGTTATATTTTGTATCATAAGTAGTTCTTCCTTTATAGAATCTTTCTTTATTGATTTTTTCATCATCTAAATATTTAAGTGATGGCTTCAGTAATTTTTCAGACCATTCTGGATTATAGTGTGACAAGATGGGGACTGAAAACCAGCTTTCTATTTTATAATTATTTATCTTCATCAAATATTTCCCAATGTTTTTCTAGTGCAATTATTTCCATATTAATAGAAAGTCTAAATTGTTTTGATTTAACATCAATTGGGTTATGCCATAACCAGCATGGAAAAATATATAACTCATTTGTTTTAGGTGTAATTCTTAATACATCTTTTCTTCTGCTTCTAAACTCTATTTCACCGCCCTCCATATCTTTTGGTATATCTAGATAATAAACTGAATTAATTGTTGAAGATTTAATATGATTATGCCAATTAACCGAAGGTTTAAAATCTTTATTGGAAGCTACAGCCCAACAAAAATCTCTATTTAAATCTTTGTTTACTTTAAACTTTAAATTTTTTTTAGCAGTATCTACAAATGTATTATAAAGTTTTGTCGTAAATTTATTTTTTTCAAGAGCATAATTATTATCCCACTCTGCTCTTTTAATTTGATTTATAACTTTATTTTTAACTCTTGTATTTTCTCCTTTAGAGAAATCGTAAAAATTATCAATCCTTATAATAGGAAAGTCTTTCATTATGGAATCTTTTTTTCAGCTCTTTTAAATCTACTTGGTAACCCTAGGTGTGGTCTTTTATCAAGAGCATTCTCTTCTGAACCTTTAGTTGCTTTATTATTATAATGTAAAAATACTTGTGCACAATAATTTCCTGTATAGGGTTCTCTCCAATGCTCTAATAAGTCTCCTCTATAAATTAACATGTCGCCAGGTTTTAAATCCACTTTAACACCTTTAGATTTTGAGGCGTCATATTTTCTTGTTGTAGGATTTATAGCACCCTCTTTTTCATTTGGATTTATATAAATTGGCCAAGGTTTATCTCCACCTAAATTTAATGTTGTAGAGATCTCACAACTAAATCTATCTTTGTGTCTTTCTAATATATCTTTAACTTTATAAATTCTAGTATAAGAATAATTTTCAAATAATTTTAAACCAGTAGTTTTTTCCATTTTAGGTTTTAATGAAGTTAATAAAGTTTCCATTAATATATCTGCATAATGAGAATAAGTACCTGGAACTTGTTTATCTCTCCATGTACCCCAATCCATATTAAACTCTGATATATGTTTAGTTGTAATAAATGTTTGAGTTACTTTTCTTTTTAGTAATAAATAATTTTTAAAAAGCTCAGCCATTTCTGGACTTATTGCTTTTTTAATTACAGTAAATTTATTTTTTTTCCAATTCATATTATTGATAATTAAAATTAATTACTATTTTATATTTTTGATCTGTACAAGTTGTCGCTTGATGGGTTTCATTTCCTTCAAAAAATACTATACTGTTTTCTTTTGCTTGTACTTTTCTATCTTTAAACAATGTTAAACCATTATTAGTATTAATATATAATATAGCTGCTTTACATTTATACTCTTGATCTGTGTGTTTATCAAATTTATAAACCTTATCTGTATTAGAAACTAGGTTTGCTTTTATTCTTATAAAATATTTAGGTTTTAATATTTCTATAATAGGTTCTAATAAACTATAAGCATTAGAATTTATTTTATCATCTTCAAAAAAAGTATGAGTAAGTTGGTAATCATTTTTATGTTTTGTATATTCTTTAGGGTCTTTAGATGTTTTATTATTATTTAAATACCAAGGAAAAATATCAGAAGTTAAAGCTTCTTTTATTTTATTAAAGTCTTCTTTTTTTAAAAAATTATTTTTTACTTTTGACATTTTGTCCTTTCAAATGATTGGTTAATAGTTTTCTAACAGCTTGTAAATTAAAATGTACAAATCTAAAATCATCTACTCCAGCATCCACTGTAAAACCATGTTCTAAATATGCTGGAAATAAAATCATAGTTCCTGGTTTAGGTTTATATTGAATTATTGGGGAAGACATTGAAACCTCATCTTGTTTTTTTTGAGGCAAATCAGACATAACTTTAGCTAATCTCGGATCTTTAAAATAAGGAACAGAAGTTCTATCACTACATTTTAAAAAATAAAAACCGGATATATGATTATCATAATGAATATGTCCTTCATGATGGCCCCCACCTTTTTTAGAAAATTCCTGTGTCCATAATTCCGTCCACATTAACTCGTACTGAGACATATCATATCCAAAAAAATCCATGACATTCCAACTTGTTGATCCAATATACTCTTGAAATTCTTTTAATTCAGGATCGTTAATCATACTTTCTGAATGGTGTGATAAAGTTATATCCCCAACTTTTTTCTTCCATCTTTTCTCCCTATCTTTAATCATAGGTTCATTTCTTTTCTTAGCTTGTTTTATATAGTTATTACAAACTTTATTAACATGATCTACCCATTCAGGTATTTCAATTGTATAAATTGGAGATTGAAAATAAATTGATGTTTTTAAATTATCTTTCTTTGCCATTTTATTTTAATGGATATCCAAGTGCCCATAGCACTAATGAATATCTTATTCCTTTCGTTACAGGTTTAACTCTATGCCATAAATGAGAAGGAAATACAATAATACTCCCTCTCGGCTCAAAGTGTCTTTTAGTATTTAAAACTATAGTAGAATCTTTTTCTGTTCTTGGTTGAATCTCTAATGCTCCACCCTTGTAATCTTTAGGGTTAGATAATTGAACTATAGCTGAAATTTTTCTTTGTTTACCATGAAAGTTAGGATCTCCTGGATTATTGTAAGGTGTTGGAAAAGGATCACAATGCCAGTCATAAAATTGTTTAAGTTTATATTTAGTAAATTGACAAGACTCAAAATAATCTATTTCAAAATTCCAACCTGCGCTTTGATTTGCTTGACGTATATATGGAACTATTTGATCATAGATCCATCTATCATTTACCCAAGATATATTTGAATCTCTTTGTTTTTTTAAATCTTTTAATTCTTTTCTTGTTATATGTTTTTGAATAGCTGCTTCATTTTTTACACCAATTCTTTCTTTAACACTTTGCGCTGTGCTACCTATAGTTGCTATTTTTTCTCTTTTAGAATTACCATGTTCTATTAATTCATCACAAAACTTGTCTCCAAGTATACCTGTAAAATACCAATAAGCGTTTTTTAAATTCATATTAAATCTATTGCAATCGAATAACGTTTAATTTTTTTAGGTGAATAAGGTTGAGAATGTATTTTGTTTCCGTCAAAAACTAATAAAGAATTTTGTGGACATTTGGGTGAAGTAATCTTGTCCCAATTATATCTTTCATCTCTAAACATAGTTCCTAAACTATCAGAATTTTTTAAAAAGTAAACAACTGATAATTTACAGGTAGGGTGATTGTGCCAATTTATCTCATCTCCTTCACAATAATTACCCCAAGAATTTTCAATTGTCATATTTTTAAAATATTTAGACATTACCAAATTATAAAAATGTTTAGTTTCATCAAACGTATGTAGATCCATAAGAGTTTGTAAACCAGGACATTTTGGACTTAAATCTCTAACCTGAGTTTTAACAAAAGTTAATAGTTTTTTTCTTTCTTTTTCTGTAAGAATATTTTTATATAATTTCATGAGGTTTTCAAAAGTATATTACCCGCAATAGACATTCTGGTTTTATTGGTGTTATAAAATGGGTATACAATATGCTGTAATTGTGCAGGGAATAATACTATACGTCCCTCATCTTTTTTAGTTAAAGTTAATCTATGGGTTAGATTTTTTCCTATGATAGAATTGTAATTATATTCAAATATTGAATCAACTGGTATCTGCATCCAAATATTATAAGACAACACACCACCGTGTTCATGTAGTGGTAAATATTCGTTCTTTTTTTGAAAGTTAACCCATGGTGTTCTAAAAGCTAAAGGCGCATCTTTATCTAAAAATCTTATACCGTCTAAATAACCCGGAAAAGTTTCTTTATATTTATCAATCATTTTTTTAATAACTTCAATTATCTTTAATGTATTTTCTTCTGTTATAAAATAATGTTCTGATACGCCTTTTTCAGTTAAATAAGATATCATTTTTTTCTTATAATCTATGTCTAAAGCAAGTCCACGTGGCTTTGGTTTTTTTATAGATAAACATTCTTTTAATAAAGAATCATATAATTCTTTTGGTAATCTGTTTTGTATGACGCCAAAATTAGGTAGTGGGAGATTTTCCATTAATTATAAAAATCACAGTTAAATGATATTACTGTTTTCCTTTCATTGCTTTTATTTATTGGAGACCTATGTAACATATATGATGGAAAAATCAATATGTCTCCATCTCTTGCTTTAATTTTATTATTTTTAAATTCAGTAATTAATTCTTTTTTAGGTAGTTCTAAATAGTACACAGCAGATAGATTAGTTCTAGGATGAGTATGCCAAGCATGTTTATCGTTTTCTTTATATTGCATAAACCATGCATTATGAATTGTCCAATTTTGACATTTAAACTTTTTAGCTGTTTGCGACATTAAAGAATTTATTTCTTTATAAAAAAAATCAAGATAATCTCTTTGAAAATTAGAAGGTAAGTTCCAATCAGATTTAGTTGCTGTTGTTCCTTTATGTGTTTGATAAAGAACATTTGGCATTTTATCAATTAAAGATAAAAGTTTATTTTTAATTCTGTCATGCTTTCTAAATTTTATGACCCACATAATGTAGGTATATATATAACTAAATATTAGTTAACAGTCAATGTTCCAGAAACAATAAACTTAGCAACAGTATGACCACAAACCGTAGATATACTATTAGATCCTGGTGAAACTGACATAGGATGACCTGCTGGTGATCTAACAACAACAATACCTGAACCACCTTTTGCTCCATAGTGTGATAGTCCGGCTGGGTTCATGTATGTAGGAGCTCCAAAATTTGTAGGTCCTCCAGTACCGCCACCGCCACCACCGCCTGTATTTGCAACACCTGATGCAGCTACAGAGCAAGCATTTCTTGTAGCAGCAGCTCCGCCACCACCAGTTCCTCCGGCTCCACCAGCTAAACCACCAACACCTCGGTCAGTTCCTGATCCTCCACCTCCAGCGTAAGCTGAACATGCAACACCTGTAATTAAGTTTGGAGCTCCCGCTCCTCCGGCTACTCCTGGATCAGAACCTGATCCTGGGGCTCCATTTGCAGTAGCGCCTCCGCCACCACCAGAAGCTTTGTTATCTGGGTTACCGCCTGCTCCACCACTATTTCCTTCAGGTGGAGAGAACCCTCCAATGTTTCCAGAACCTCCTGGTCTTTTACCACCAATAAGAGAAGCATAGCCTCCAGAACCTGAACCTCCAGGTCCACCTCTTTCTCCATTGTTAGCATTCCATGGACTTCCACAAGATGCATTTAAAGGAACAGCACCTCCAGATGAAGTAATGTAACTAGAAAAACTTGTTGGATTACCATAACCTGGACCATCTAAAGATGGGGGTGATGACTCAATAGGATAAGCAGTTCCGGTTGCAGAAGCTCCTCCTGCTCCGATTGTAATTGTATAATCTGATGAAGAACATATAACAACTGAACATCCTTGTAATGGTGAAGGTCCGTAACCAGAAGCTCTATAACCTCCAGCTCCAGCGCCTTGAAATAATTTTCCTGCTCCTCCGCCACCTACTACTAAATAATTTAATGTAACTGATTGAATAACAGATCCATCTGGCCATGATCCACCTTTAACGGCATCAAACTGTTGTTTCATTGGCCAAACACCTCTACTATTATTTAATTCTTTAATCATAACAACACCTGAACCGCCACCACCTGAATCATGACAAGATCCTGGTCCACCGCCAGATCCACCACCACCTCCAGTGTTAGCTGTTCCATTATTTCCACCTGTTGTTGATCCTGCTCCACCACCGCCTGTTCCTCCAGCTCCTGTTCTTACATTTGGTGCACTACCTGGTCCAGCAGCTCCACCGCCGCCTCCTCCAACAGCACTAACTGATGCTCCTGGAAATAAACTTGATACACTTAAACCAGCACCACCAGCTCCAGCAACTCTTGGTCCTCCACCAGTTCCACCATTTCCTGTTCCTGCTCCTCCAACAGCTGCAGCTCCACCACCGCCAGCACCAGCGTCTCCACCGGTATCTGGACTAGAACTTCCACCAGCATTACCTTGACTACAAGTTCCTGCTCCACCAGAATTACCAGCATCGGCTCCTCCACCAGAACCACCAGCTCTACCTGCACCACTACCTCCACCGCCGCCACCAGCTATAGCCGTGTAAGTTGTGCCTCCTACTGTTAAAGTTGAATTAGTTCCATCAGCTCCAGGGTTACTTCCAGGTGCAGGATTTCTTGCAGCTCCACCACCAACAGATACACAATAACTTGCTCCACCTGAAACAGGAATATTTGTGTTAAGAATAACACCTCCAGCTCCGCCGCCTCCTGAATTATCCATTCCAGCAGCTCCTCCGCCAGCAACTACTAATGTATTAGCTAATCTAGTTCCTGATCCTATAGTTCCAGAAGTAGTAGATGATAAAACTTCAGTAAATTTTTCTTTTCCAGCAGAAGCGCAGTTAGCTACTCCAATTATATTTCCTTGACGATTATCTGTTTTGATTATACCAGCCATGGGTTATCCCCCAGTGGCATCCCAAGAGGATGTTTCAGGATTCCATTCGTATTGGTCCCCGCTTTTGTAACCTAACCATTGTTGATTTGCTTCGCTCCATTCTAATCTATAAGCGTAGTCTACTCCATCAACTTCTTCTGATGTAACAGAAGGATGAGCAACTGGTGGTTCCCATACCCATTCAGTTGTATTTAATGTCCAAGATGGATAAGGTTGTTGAGAATAAAATACATCATTTTCAGCATCATATACTGAACCTCTTCCAGCATATCTTTTTCTAAAATTATTATTATAAGAAGTTTGTTTCCACTCTCCACCGTTAAAAAGTTTTTTACAATAAAGCTCTCCGTCTTCATGCATGTCATTTTGACCTAAAGTAGTTATACCTGCAGGAACATCATTTCCTACAACAACAACTCTTTTGACAATGTACTTTTTTTCAGTTGTGAAACTTGTCGGATCAGTTTTTAATTCTAATTCAGCAAAATGTGCCATAGATTATTACCTTCCTATGCGTCGTTTAATATTTCGTAATTAACAGTGATAGTTGCATCTGAGTTAGCACTAGCTCCAGCTTCAAGATTGTCGCCTTCTTCTAAATACAAAGCTGAGTTTTTATCAATTACAATTAAAGTAGAATCTGCGGGTACTGAGACTGTGCTTGCAATTGCTACAGGTGATCCACCTGATTTAGTTATAAAAACTGAAACATCTACTGCTGATGATCCATCAATGTTAGCTATTATAATACTATTTACTTTTACAAGTGTGTCTGATGCTGCTGCTAAAACCTCTGTAGTTAGGGTAGTAGTTAAAGCTGCTTGTACCGATTCACCTGTGATCGATGTTACATTTACTAGATTCGGGTTTGCCATAATTTATTTTCTCCTGTTATTCTTTTATCCGAAAACCAATGCCATTGCAATAGATTTCCCAACTGTTGCTGCTGAATTACCATTAATTTGAACTTGACCTGTTCCTTTTGGAACTAGATTAAGGCTTACATTAGTTTCCCCAGAAGCCGTAAGACTCGGGGCACCTCCTGATGCCGCGTTTGCTAGTGTAATTTCATTAACTGCTGAACCTGTAGCGGTTAAATTAAGTAATTCGTTTCCATTAGTATCTAAAATGTTTGTTCCAATTTTAGGACTAGTTAAAGTTTTGTTTGTTAAAGTTTCCGTTCCTGTAAGAGTTACTTCATTTGCTTCTCCTAAAGCTGCTTCATAAACACCTGTGTTAGTTGCTACACCATCTACATAAATAACTTTCCAACCTTTGTCATCAGTTGCCCATGTAACTGTTGCGCCTGAACCGGAAACTGCTTTAAGTTGTAATGTTTCTGCATTAGTAGTGCTATTTTTAATAAAATAAAAATTTTCTGTAAGAAGAGGAAATGTTAAAATTCTTGATCCTGTAAGAGCACCTGTTAATTCTATAACTCTTTGTTGAGCAGTACCTGTTAAAGCACCATCTGCAATAGTTAAAGCTGTAGTTCCTGATCCTGCAACAGCTAAAGATAAATATCCACCAGTTAATTGTTCAACAAGACTTAAATTTGCGTTTGTTTTTGTTCCCCAAGTACCAGCATTTTCGCCGGTTGCCATTAGCTCTAAGCCAAGATCTGTAAAAGTTGATGCCATAATTTTTTTTCTCCTAAGCTACGTGTGTTACATCTGTATACGATGTATTCCCTACTATGTCAACATCTTGATAGCCGAGTGTAATAATCTCTCCTACACTAGATACTGCTTCTTGTCCAGTTAATCCTAATATATCTACAGGTGAAATAGCACCTACTGCACTTGCTGCTTGGACACCTGTAATACCTAAATTCATTCCTTCTGGTACAATTGAGCCTACTGCACTTGTTGCTTGTACACCCGATATATTTATTAAATCTTCTGCATTTGTTGTAATTGATCCAATTGCTGAAGTCGCAACTGTTCCTGTTAAACCTACTACATCAGCAGGAGCAATAGAACCTACGGCTGATGTTGCAACTAAAGTTGCTAACCCTTGAGTATGGTCTGCGCCGTTATTTAAACTTAACTGTCCTTCAGAAGATGTACCTACTTGACCGGTTAATGTAATTGTTGGTGATATAATAAAAGTAAAAGAACCAACATTTGATGTTGCACCTTGACCAGTTAATCCAACTGCGTCTGCAGGAGTTATAGCTCCTACATTAGAAGTCATTGCACTAGGAGCAGTTAAATTAAATACTGCTGACTCAACAGTACCCCAACCGTTTTCACCCCAGTCTAGTGTACCCCAACCAGGTTTTTCTACTACGGTTATGTCTCCAAGAGAAGCAGTAGCTCCTTGACCTTCTAGTAATATGGTGCCAACAATACCCCAACCTCCGTCATTCCAAGTGTTTCTACCCCAACCGTTTTGTACAACGTTAGAGTCACTCCAATCCATTTGTCCATAGTAGGATCGGCCCCAACCATCTGTATTTGCTTGACCACCCATGTTACTATGGTTTGTACAATAATAATATAATGTTGAAGGTGCACCGTCTTGAACTTGTATTTCTGTGTATGCTCCTGAATTACCAGGAGTTCCAACAGCTGTAACACCAGTTGTATATTCTGAGCCACCGCTATGTGTACCATTACTTGTTGTTGAAAATCTTAGTGGGTGATTTGAATTAGTGGGATTTGATTGATCAAACTTGTAAGTAAGGCCTGCGCCTATCATTATGGTATCTTGTAGAACACCATCTATAAAATATTTATTGCCGCCTTCTGCGTAGGCTACCGTTACGGTAAATGTCTTAGCGATTGACATAAGGAACTACCTCCTTATGCTATCCTAACGATTGCTGTTGAAGCTCCTGCTGCGGGAAATTGAATTGTGAATGTTCCGCTAGATACAGTTTTGTCTCCACCGAATGCTACTACACAAACTGCTTTGTCTGCTTGTGTATCGTTATAAATTAAACATCCGTTAGCTGTAAATGAAGCAGAAGTAAAACTAATATCTGCAAAATCACAAACTGCTGTTGAACCGTCTAAGGCAGGAGTAACACTAACAATTGTTTTTCCACCTGCACTATAAGCTGAACCTGATGTATTAGATATTTCATTTGATGATGAATAAGCTGTAGTGCCAGCTCCTAATGATGCTGAACTTGTGTATAAAGCTAATTTAAAAGCGTTTCCAGATGATGCAGTAAAGTTGTGTGTACCAACTAAAATTTCTTGTTTAAAGCTATTACAAACTGCTGATGCTATTGCCATAATTTTTATCTCCTAATTTATTTACGGTGAAGGTGATTTGACTTGTATCCTAACAGTACCGTCAGTGTAATCGTCTCTTCTTCTTCTCCCAATTTGCATTCCTGCAAACTGTTGTATTGATGTTTTATACTTATTTTCGTACAGTGTCAACATCTCCATTGGACCTTTTAAGAATGCAAATGCTTCTACTAAACAAGCATACAATAGTCCTTGTGGGAAGTAATTACTTATGTATGTAGTAGAATTCCCATCACTACCAGAACCAAGTCCTACTGGCATTTTGTTGTAATATATTCTAAATTTGTAAGCTGCATCAGGTGTAGGGGCTATATATAGTCCTCCAGATGTAGTGTCTGTTTTAAGTGTAGCACCACCAAACATAGCGTAGTATTTTGGAAAACCTGTTACATCTTGCGAAGTTAGGTCTCCTTCTGGTCCAGTTAATCTATCAGTATATTCAGATAAATATGTTTGATCTTTTTTTTCTAACCAAGTTCCAGCGCCTGTAGTGTTTGCCGTTGAATTAAATACTTCAACACCTCTTATAAATAAAGCTCCAGCTGGAGAATTAATTGTATTATTATCTGTAGATAGTGTGCCTTCTTGAACTTTTCTATCTGAGTCCATAGGTAACTCAGTATTAATTCTATACTCAGCAGCCATTATAAAACCATCTAAGATAGTTGTTGTGAATACAGAATCATCAACCTCAGTATAATCTTTGATTGCTTGTTTTAAAGTTGTGTATGTATAAATTGAAACTC